TTCATCTTTGTTTTGGCGCTTCATTGTCTCCTAGTCCTCAAAAATAGCATTAATGTCATGAGTGAATGCCTCGGCTAATTCACCATAGTTTATGGTAGTAAATTCTTCGCCTGCCATATCTTGGATAAAGCCATATTCGGCATGTTCGCGAAATTGCCGCTGAAAATAAACCCAATCAATAATTTTGTTCCGCACTTCGCGCTCCGCGACTGCAGAGACGTTATTGTGTTGCTGCTCACCGATAAAGTCCTCTTCATTCATCCAAAGAGAGACAAGCCAAGTCGCGCGATTAGTCCAGCCGTTATAAGTTGTGTCGGTCATGTTTTCGGTTCCTTGTGTGTGTTTCTATGTTTTTACTGGGTGCGCGTCGGTTTTGTGTGTCAATCGGTCTAGTGCATTTTATTGCATATTTCTTGAGTCGCGGCGGCGTCACGCATGTTAGGACATGTTCGCCCATTGTGTAAACGTGATCGCCGTTGACCTGTTCTGTCAGTTCCGCGCGCTCCTTCTGCTGAATTAGTATCAGGTTACTAGCAGCACGATATAGATGACGCCACCAATGGCGAGAGCCTTAAAGAGGTCCCATAGGCGATCGATTAGCTTGCGCATTGGTTATCCCTTCATGACAAGCCGCATGATGCGGCGCTTAGTGCTAGCGGTTAGATGATCTGGAAAATGAAGCGAGCGTCTCTCATACGCGCCTGTTTCGTATTGCATCCCGTTATAGACTGTTATCCATCGCGCAGCGCTAGAGTCGCTACAATTAGGCTCAATCGCTTCGATGCATCCTGTCTGGCATGTTTCGACGTCGAACAATTCGCGGATAGCATCGCGCAAGCCTAATTCGACACCAGCGTATCCGCGCCGCTCCGCGTCGCCATGTTCCGCGCTCTCCGGCGTGATAATCTCATATGTAACGTCAAACATTATGAACGCTCCGAAGTGAGGAAAGAGGAAAACTCGACCCATTGGCGGCCAAGCCGGGAAGCGTTCCGATCCCAAAACTCGCGACTAGTGCGCGCCCGGCTGGCCTTCTTTTCAGCGTGGACAATGTGCGTATGATAATTGTTTTCGAGCCAGTCAAACACGGCAGGGCGACTCGGGTGCACAATGCGATCAAAGGCGTCTTGTGAGGTGCCCACGTGGGCAATGTCGGCCAGAACGGCCTCAGGCGCCATGTATTGGGGAATGTCAGCATCACGAAGCGCACTGCGCACCGCTGGCATATGCTTCCCGGACGTGGTGACAGAGTAAACATCGGACGTCACAAGCGCGACGCTCTGGCCAGCCGGGTTAGTGATAATCGCGGCAATCGGAGTGCTATACGAGCGGATAACGTGCCCGCTATAATTCAAATTGCCGTTTGATGATTTGCCCTCGCCTTGAGTTTTGGCCCATTTAATTGCGGCTTGTTCGTTAGTCATACCCATTTTAAATCTCCATTTTTAAGGGTTGTGTGTGTACGTTATGCGGTATGTTTTAGCGTGTCAACCGCTAATACGCACAAGTTGGCGCTCGTTCTCTTCGATATGTTCGCGCTCAGTCTCGCTGATAGGATAAGGTGAGTGATCGACCTGAAACTGAACGCGGCGTTCAATCTCCTCATGATACCAGTCCTCTGCTTCGTGCCATGTGTCAAACTCGAAGCGCTCCGGGTTAGTGTCTAAATAGTCGGCGTATTGTGTTACAATGTAAGTCATTTCTAGTTATCCTCAACAGCTTCGATGATAATTGCGCCGTTTCTCGCGGCGTTATGGCCTGTACAAAGCATCATAGCAGAACCACGGCTCAGCGACTGGCCAATCCATTCGCCACAAAATCGCGCAACGTTTCTTTTTGTTTCGTATCCACAATACTCGCTTGTGATCGTGTAGCGCTTGTCTTTCGTCCCGTCTTTGTGTGTTACAGGGTAGATTGCGTTGCTCATTGTTTCGCTCTCGTTTTGTGTGTTTCAATAATTATGTTTTAGACTAGCGTTTTGCGTACGTCAATCGCTTTCTTTGCGCTTTGTGCAGTTTATGCAGTTGCGAGGGTAAAAGAGGCGATTTGTTCCATGTTTGTTCCGAAAACACGTCAAACGTTTAATGATTTCAATGAGTTAGTTGCATTGCGTGTTTTGGAAAACATGGAATAAAACACGTCAAACGTGTAACGATTTCAAAGACTTAAGCCCAAAAATGCGTTTGACGTGCACAGAATGCCTATATCCGGGCGAAAATATGTAAAGAAAACCTTACATAGAAAATCCAATTCTTGAAGCAAAACACGTTAAAGCATTTTTACTATCTAAGCTCTTGTTTTTATTAATAGTTTGACGTGTTTTTTTCCATGTCCTATCCGTGTCAGGGTTCCATGTTTTTGACGTGCACAAGTTTGGACGCTAATTGCGACTGATTCTCAAGACTTGCGCTAGTGCAAACGCTAATGCCGCGCTAATGGTGGAATAAGCGCTAATGAAGCGGGAGGGCTAGTTTGCGTAGAAATTGCAGTTGGCGTGCATTTAGCGATTGACTGCAAATTCCAGTGCTATATTGTGTACGTATTGCACAGGGAGATACGCGAATGAAAACGCATTACCACTACAGCGCAGCGCAGCAAGTTTACGTTCGGTACTACTACGATCGCTCTATTCGATCTTGGACATGGTACATTGTAACCGCTCCGAATGATGAAGCGTTCCAGACCGGCGAGGCAAACTACGATCACGAAAAGCCTAGCAAGGCTTCCCTTGAGATCTGCGCAGAACTGAGTGCAGAATAAACGCTTGACCTGTGCGGCCCATGCTCTAGAGTGTGGGTACGCACAACGGAGGAAAATCATGTTTACGAAAAATCATCGCCGGATTCGCAATCGCCAGAGACGCCGCCAGCCAATCAATTGGAGCCATGTGGCCGCATATACCGTTATCGGCCTATTTGCCGCCTCTGTCGCCTTGTGTGGCCTTGGCGCGATCTATTACGGAGGATAAGATAATGAAACGTTTTCACGTATTTGTTGGATGTCATGACAGAGGCGAGCGACCAGCCGAACCGCTGGCCGATTATCGGGGCAGTTTCGTAACGCATGATGAAGCGCTAGCAGCGCCAGAGGAGTCCGCTAGGCAGTACGGATCTAGTTCGCGCTGGTGCAATTGCGCCATATTGGAAACACAACCTGACGGATCGCTAGGGGAGGTTTACTCATGATCACCATTGAACTAGGCGGCCAACCCGTCACAGTGCCCAACGTGGACACGTCACAACGCCACTACGCGACCCGCACAAGCGCCGAACTAATGGCGCTAGGACTAGGCTCGCGGGGTTTACTGGACAAGGCCACAGGCGCACGCGCAAGGGCCATGCAGGTGCAGCTATACGTAGTAGAGCGCGAACTAATGAGGCGCGGCGTAGTGTCTACCTATAGCGAAAAAGCGCAAGAGGTAAGCGAGGTCGCAGCGGCGGCGCTACTGGGGGAGTGGACATGAGCCCTATGTTCTTCATCGTATCGTTCGTAGTTTCAACGCTAGCGCTTATGGGGCTTATCACGCTTATTTCGGAAACAACGGCTGAAGATAGCAGGGGCCGTGCTGACATGGGCGCGCAAGACGTGATAGTTATTACTGGTATCGCGTTGCTGGCGATAGGCGTAGCAGCGGCGATATTGCTCTAATGTGGTATGCTATCTCATACGAGTGCAAGCATACGCGTGAGATTTTCCGCTTGCATGTATGGGCGGAGTGCGACAAGGTACTGACAACGCAAACAGAGGAGGTTACGACATGAAACTAGATGGACAAGAGGTCGCATGCGAAGGCGGCACACTGGAGCTAGAAACGAGCGACATGGACGTGGTGCAGCGCGTATCGGCGGTCATGAACGAGGGTAATTTCGTGCTGCTAGATGCTACCGAATACTATCCCGGGAGCGTTGACGTGCGAAGCCACGTAAGACACCCTAGGCGACCCGTCGCAACTATCAAACTGAGGGCTTGACTATGCCGCAGCGAGGTGATACCCGTATTAGTGACGCAATTCACGAATATCATGAGGAGGAAAAGAACATGCGACAAAATGAACGATACATTGCACTGGCCACGGGCCTGATCTTTGCAGGCTTTGTCCTGCTAGGCGTAGCATGGGTGGTAATCCAATGAGCGCCCTATATACTCTCTATAGCAACGCCCTAGCCGGTTTCTACCAGTCCGATTTCTACGTGGTCGCCAAGAACGATAGCGAGGCGCGGGCCAAGATCCGCAAGGCATTCTCGGACTACCTACTGGACCCAGAAAACGCTTACCGCTTCGACACGGTGGCGTTTGGTGACATGACAACCGAGGAGGAGGCGCAGGAAAACTATGACAGCAAGATGCGAGAACTAGAACGGGAACTCCCCCGCCTTAAGTTGGTTGAAATCGGCACCCTAATCGAGTACTCGATATGATCGGGGCCGTCCTATGTGGTGTACTGACAGCAGTCGTGTCGATGTGGCTAGCTTCGAAACTGGTCCCACCTTACCCACGGCCTGACACCTCGCTGGAAATGACAGAGGAGGAGAGGGAACGCTATGACCGACGTGTGGCAAAATTGCCACTTGACGATGGGGATGGACGCCCCTAACGTGGGCAACAGCAACGAAGGAGGAATAAATGACCGATAAACTACTGTCCGAAGCCGAAAACGCGTATGTCGCTTTTTCAGACTATCGCTATGCTCTCAACGATCCTCAGTGGGAACATCCCGGCCTCGCCTTTGCGAAGCTTGAGGACGTAATGCGCAATCTGGGCAATGCTATTGATGATGCGACCGCTGACGCCATGCTGAATAAGCAGGATGTGCCGGACAATACTCCGGTTTATCTGTCAAAAGCCGGATTTGTGTCCGAGATGAAGGAGCAAAGCAAATGACCATTGAAGAACTGAAACAGGCTTACGAGCCGGAAGGTGTATATGCTGGGATGACACAAGCGGAGGCTTTGCGCTACCTCGCGAAAAGATACCTGCGGAAAGCGGAGTGCATTGCTCTGTGCAACGGGGCGGCGGACTATATCGAAGCCCTCACCGCCGACACCACTGGCTGGAGAGACATCAGCACGGCTCCGTATGACGAGATTGTTCTATTCTACACCCATGACGGAAACATTGTGCAAGACTTCATGTACGATTGCGGCCCAAACCAGATGGGCGTGGCTTACACACACTGGCAACCCCTTCTCCCACCACCCGGAGAGGAGCCGCTAGACCGCTTGCAGAGGCTTGGTCAGGAATGTGACGCCGCTGACCGCACTATCGAAAGCCTGAAAGGTTCTCTTGAGGTAATGCGTCAAGGCGTAGCGCGCAGAGACGAGGATATTGAAGAACTAATTGAGCAGCGTGACGCCCTCCAAGCCCGGTGCGACAAGCTGGAAGCTGCTGCGCGGGAGGCGTGCGAACAGTTGAAGTCCCTTGCTTACGCTAGCCACAAAGCGACAGGGCGACCTTTAAGCAAAAGGCCACGGACAAAACTATTGCAGCGACCTGAAAAGGTCCGCGACAATCTTCTTGCGGTTCGCAAAGTTCTGCGCTCTGTAGTGGATGGAGGTGAATGATGAGTGATGTTTCCCACTTCTCTCACCTACTGCCAGAGGATGATATTGTATGTGAAAATGTACGGAAGATCTATGAGATGATAAGGTCTGAAGTGCAATCCGACTATGCGGGTAAGTTCGACGCAACCGCAGCTAACAAGGAATGGGCTGTCGCGGCTCGGATGTTCATGACTGGGAGGCGGCACGTCATCCAAGAGCTGATGGATAAGGCGCTAGGCAGTGAAGCCGATAACTACAAATCATATGATGGCTATGTTGCAGAATGGCTCAAGTCTCAGATGGAGGGAGAGTGAATGACCTGCGCCAAGCGGAAGGTAACAGCAGAGCTGACCCTTGCGGACGGCTCTGTCTACCACGGCGAAAACTGGTGTGCCAAGCCCCAAGAGACTTGCCCACGGGAGGAGGCGGGCTATTCCAGTGGGCAAGGCTACCACCTCTGCAAGTCAGTCTGCGAGCAGCCCGCACACGCTGAGATCGACGCAATCCAGAAGGCACAGGCTGACGGAAAGTGTGTCGAAAATGCCACGATGCGGGTTTTTAACATTCATTGGATATGTGGCCCTTGCACCGACGCCACAAAGGCGCTAGGGATACACGCATACTTAGACGCGAAGGAGTGAAGATATGAGCATAAAAAAGAAATACTGGGAGTGGTACAGCCCGTGCGCCATCGGCCTGCCGGAGCTGGTCGTGTCAGAACTGGGCGGCGTCTACGACCTGTATTTGGGTGACGTAAAGCTGAGCAGCTTCGATTGGTTCGATGAAGCTTGGTCCGTCGCAAATAAAATCTGCGTCTTGTGTGAAGATGTGCGGGCCAGACAGGGACGTGAAACTGCTGAAGATAGTAAGGTGTCCACGGACATCCTGAAGATCGAGGTGCCGTCCAAGACAGACACAATCAAGGATCTTTGGGCTACGGTCGAGGGGTTGAGCAATTCGGTTCCCGACACACCGCTGAATGTCCAACCTTCGGAGGGCATCGGAGACGTGAACGGCACCACCAAGGGCAGCGGGGCGCGCTACAATGGTGATAAGCCGCAGTTCGACCTGATCCCGGTTCGGACGTTCGTCCACATGCACCACCATCGTTTCGACGACCTTGGTCACGACGGATGCAACCTGTATTGCTCACTCCTCCAGCTTGCCGACTTCCAAGAGGGTGATGACGAAGCCGTAGGACCAGCCATGCAACACGGAGCCTCGTGGGCACACGATGCCGTCCGGGTTCTGGAGTTTGGGGCGCAGAAGTACGCCGAGTGGAATTGGGCGAAAGGTATGAGCTGGCAATCCATTATTGGTTGCGCCCTCCGCCACGCCAAGGCTGTGCTTGATGGTGAAGTTCTGGATGCGGAGAGCGGTCAGTCCCACCTCGGCCACTACCTCTGCAATCTGGTGTTCCTCGATCACTATGTGCGCGTCTACAAGGAAGGTGACGACCGCCCACCTGCGGAGTTCATGGCATAACAGCAGTTAGCTGTTGACAACGGAGGGGCTGGCGATATGCTGGCCCTTCATTCGTTGAAAGGAGGGAATAAGTGCGACACAAATACAAGAACAACGTAAACGATATGCTCGCCCTGAAGGAGAAAGGGCTTTCTCAGAGCCAAATTGCCGAGGAACTGGGAGTTTCTCTTGGGGTGGTGGCTGGATGCTTAGCTCGTCGCCGCAAGGCGTTAAATGATCGTGACGAGGCCGCTCTGCGGGAGACCGACAACATACAAGAACCTTGGACCCCGACGTGGCCCAAGGACAACAAAGTGGAGGAGGTTATAGCGCGATGAATAGCATGATCGAGAAGCTGATCGAACGGGCACGCAAGTACCCCGCCGACGAGCACAAGCAACAAGTGGCCCTCTTTGCGTGGGCATCGACACGTCCCGAGCTGCGCTGGATGCACGCCATCCCGAACGGCGAAATTCGCCATATTCAGGCTGCTAAGCGTCTGAAACAGGAGGGCGTCAAGGCTGGTGTCAGTGATGTGTTTTTGCCGCTTGCCCGTCACGGGTATTACGGCCTATACGTCGAAATGAAAGGTGTTAACGGTCGTCCGTCCAAGTTGCAGAAGGAATTTCTGGTACACTGCGACGCCGAAGGCTACGAAACCGTCGTATGCAGCAGCTTCGACGAGGCTCGCGACAGAATTGAACAATATTTGGAGGTAGAAGATGGATAAGTACCAACAACGCATTTTAGAGGCAGCCGAGCGGTTTGTGTCGTGCCGGAAAGGCATCTCACACCCGGACTGGCACCACGCTTTAGGCGAACTAACGGAAGCTGTTCGTGAACGGAACATCGCGGAAGCCCGCAAGGCTGGCATGTAATGGACCCGACGAAGCGAAGAAAAGATTACAGCAAAGAAATCGTAGAATTAGCGCTTGATGCTGCTGAGAAAGAGACCGAAGTGTCCCGTGACGCTTTTGTTACTTCCCGCAGATGGCCGCACATCGCGGCAGCTCGCCATTGTTTCTTTTGGTACGCCCTTAGCATGATGAACAACTACAGGGAACGGTACAAGCTCACCGTAATGGAGTTGTCTCCTGCTATGATTGCGGATCGAGCAGGATACGAGCGGACTACGTTGTTGCACGGAGCTGCCCGCTGGGCGGAAGAAATGGGACTACCCAATCCGACCCAATACCGTCTGAAAGCAAAACGAGACGCCAACGACCGCTGGCAAGCAAAACAAGGAACAGCCAATGTCTGACAAGCACGCGACATACAGCTTTCGTCTCGCCCCGGTAGATCCCGGACGTCGGCTGTCCACGTCAGCTTCGCCCGAGTTCATGTACTTGTTTTCACAGCAGCTCGACGCCATGCCTGCATATCAGGACCAGATCGAAGCTGTGGTCTCTATGGTACAAGTTGCCCACAACTGGCTCGCCGTCGCCCTGCCGGAAGCCGACCCGGTGGACGTCATGCGTCGTTGCGCAGGCCAAGCCGTCGTGAGTACAGCCGAGCAAATAGCCGAAACGAGCAAGGCAATTGAAGAAAGCGGAGGAAGGGTTATTCGCTTCCCTGCAAAAGAAACTGCACATTAGCAGTTGACACCGAAAACGGGGCGTGTATTGTTCGCCTCACAGCCAAATTGACACATGAAGGAGAAACAAATGTCTTTTGAAATCCAGAGCAACATCGAAGTACCGGCACGCACATCGACCAAGCCGGAGAAATATCCGTTCACGCAGCTTCAGAACGGACAATCATTCTTTGTCCCGAACCGCGTCTTTGAAGACGGCACGACCAAGGCAGGCATCTCCCCGTCCACAATCGGCGGTGCCACGAAGCGTGCTGCGGCGGCTGGTTACGGTCACATCCAGTTCGTGTACCGCAACGTCACTGAGGAAGGTGTCGGCGGTACCCGCGTCTGGCGTCAGGACGCCGTGACGGATGCCCCGGAAGGCGATATGTTCGACGACGACGCTTCAGGCGAGTAATCCTCGAAAGAGGCCCGACAGGGAGAGGGCGTGGGTTTATCCTGCGCCCTTTTTCGTACCAACACACACAGGAGGAATATATGACATTTCACAAATACACCGTGCAACTACAAGACAAGCTAACGCGTATGGGTTATCGCGTGGGCAGCATTGACGGCGTAGCCGGACCCAAGACAGAGAAAGCACTGCGCGCTTTTCTGGTGGTTAACGGAAATAAGTTTCGAACCTTTGCTGGTCCTGTGCTTACCGTGGCAGGGCACGCCCGAGCAGCTTACCGCAAGCACGTGGAAAAGGCAGTTATTCGCCCGGAGTCGCCGTGGTTTGCTCACGCTGTGAACCAGCTTGGTGTTTCCGAGTACGCGGGCGACGAGCATAACCCTACGATACTAGGGTGGTTTGAAAAGATCGCGTCACCGTGGTTTGTGACCGACGAAACCCCGTGGTGTGCTGCCTTCGTGGGTGCCATGCTCGAAGACGCTGGGATCGATAGCACCAAAAGTGCCCGCGCCCGCTCCTACGAGAACTGGGGCGACGAGTGTGGCGAACTGCCGGGCTCCGTCGCAGTCCTGAGCCGAGGCAATAACCCGAAACAGGGGCACGTCGGTTTCGTGGTTGCTGTTGACGAAGCTGATGGTATGGTCTGTCTTCTCGGCGGAAATCAAGGAGATGCCGTCAGTATGGACTGGTTTCCTCTGCGCCGGGTTGTGACTTGCCGGTGGCCCACGGGTTGCGCTCGACCGGAGAATGCTGTATCTATGTCAGCAACTGGGGACGAACCCACAACCGACTAAGGTGCAGCCATGAGCTTCATGTCCATCATCCAACAGTTCGCCGGACCTGTGATTGAATATTTCGATCACAGGAACGAGCGGGTTCACCGCCAACGCGCGCAAGAGAACGAACTTGAAGATGCCCGCCACCAGCGGCGCATGACCAACATCTCTGAGGAGCGTTCTGCGGAAGTGGATTGGAATATCAACGCTCAAAACAATTCTGGGTGGAAGGATGAATGGTTCACCATCATCCTGTCCATTCCGATGGTAATGTGCTTCGTTCCCGGCTTGGCGGACTACGTCCAAGCTGGGTTCGCTGCGCTGGAGACGACCCCGATGTGGTATCAGTCCGCTGTGGGTATCGCCATCTCATCCTCGTTCGGCTACCAACTGTACGCCCGACATATGATGAACCGGAACCGCGATGGTTCCCGTGAACAGAACACCAGCCCCTCGGACGCGACCTAATGAGCCTTGACAGTACCATGTCTCTTATCACCCTGCTGCTCGTAGGCTCCGGGGCGCTGGTTTCCGTTGTTGTGTGGATCAACATGCGACTGTCTGCCGTTACGTCGTCCATTCGAGACCAAGAGGTCAACTGTGTGGAACGTGACGCCGACACGCGGGAGTTGGTGCATAAGGAGTTTCAGTCTAAAATCGACGCTGAAAGGCAGTTCGCTGCGTTCGAGAAACGCATGGACAGAAAAGACAACGAACTATACACGAGGTTCGATAAACTTGAGCAAAAGATCGAGAAGGCGCTGATCCAGTAATGTCCCTTCCCAATCCCGGCGACTATATGCGCCTTGATATCTACGACAAGATCGCGTACCTTCGTATGAAGGACGACGACCTGTCTATGTCGCAGGCCGCAGCCATTGCCACCGGCATCCCGGATGGTCCGGTTCCGGGAGGCGTTGCAGCGACCCTCGCACGGCACGCCCCTCACCTGTACGACGAAGCCAAGTCTCGTGTGATCGAGGAATACGGTGAAGCCCACTTCATGCCCACGGCGATGGAAGTGGGGATGCTTCTGATGAAGATCGCTCAGGGCAAGGGCGAGACGAAGGACCGTATCGCCGCACTCAAAGAATACAGCGCGCTGATGGGTTTCCACAAGGAAGTAGAAGCCGATCAGGGGATGGTTGTGAACAACGTTATGCGCGTCATCGAAACTGGTGACGGCACATTCGAAGATTTCGAAAAAGCTGTAGCCGCACAGCAGCAGAAGGTACAGGACGATGCTAAGAGGGCCGAAGCACAAGACCGAAACTAACGTCGTCTACGAACCGGCACCCGGCACAGCGCAACAGTTCGCGCTTAATTGTCCAGTTGACGATTTGCTAATTTGTGGTTCGCGAGGTGGCGGCAAGTCTGCCGTCCAGTTGATGAACTTTCGCCGACTTGTGGGTCAGGGCTACGGGGCGTTTCTTAGTGGCGTAATCTTCGACCGAGAGTTCAAGCATCTCGGGGACATAGTCAAGCAATCCAAAAAGTTCTTCTACAAGTTCAATGACGGGGCGAAGTTCTACGCCTCGGCTTCCGAGTACAAGTGGAAGTGGCCTACCGGCGAGGAGCTGCTTTTTCGGCACGCCAAAAACGAGGAAGACTATGACAGCTTCCACGGTCACGAGTATCCGTGGCTCGGTTTCAACGAGCTGACAAAGTGGCCTACGGCTGCCTTTTTTGACAAAATTAAATCTACAAACCGATCCTCGTTTAATCCCGAGACAGACACTCCGCGATGCAAAAAGACGGGTAGATACCTGACGCCAGACGGACAACCGTTGCCTCCGATACCCTTGCGTGTCGTAAGCACCACGAACCCCTCTGGTGCCGGTCGAAACTGGGTGAAGACAAGGTATATTGATCCTGCACCCTATGGCACGGTACTGCGATCTACGGCGATGGTTTTTGATCCGAAACTGCAAGAGGATCGGGAGCTGTCCAAGACCAAAATAGCGATCTTTTCGTCCTACCGGGACAACCCTTATCTTGCGGCTGAATATATCGCGGAACTTGACGGCATAAAAGATGAAAACCTGCGCAAAGCGTGGCTGTTTGGTGACTGGAACGCGGTTGGTGGCGGCGCACTGGACGACCTGTGGGGATCGCACCTGTATCTTCCTCGGTTCGACATCCCGCCAACGTGGCGCGTGTTCCGGGGCTTCGACTGGGGTTCGTCACACCCCTTCGCTGTGGCGTGGTTCGCTGTATCCAATGGCGAGGAGGCGACCCTCCCGGACGGCAGCACGTTCTGCCCACCTGTGGGCACAATCATCCAGATCAACGAGTGGTACGGAACCGAGGAGATTGGTACGAACAAGGGCCTGAAAATGAGCGCCAAGAACGTCGCGCTCGGTATCGTGGCGCGCGAGGAGGCTATGCGAGACAACGGCCTCATCAGCGTACAGGTCGAGCCGGGTCCGGCAGACGGACAAATCTATCAGGTACGGGAAAAGGATGTGGACACCATTGCGAAGAAGATGGAGGCTCACGGCGTCTACTTCCGTCCTGCGGACAAATCCCCCGGCTCGCGCGTCAACGGCCTGCAAGTCCTCCGAGAGTATATGGAGGCGACTGCCGAGCAGGGTGATGATCCGGGGCTGTTTTTCATGGAACCCAACTGCCGGGCTACCATTGCGACCTTGCCAGTTCTCCCAAGAGATGATATTAAGCTGGATGACGTAGATACTGACGCGGAAGACCATATGTACGACGCGGTCCGATATTCTGTGATGTACGCGGCTGGCGGTGCTGCCCGTTCGATTGAAATTAAACACGCGACATAGGGAATGAAATGTCGAACTACACCTACATTCGCGATGAAGTCTCGACCGCTTTGTCTCGCTGGGAACTGGTGCAGGACTGCGTCACAGGCCAAGAGCGCATCAAGCACCTCAGGACGAAGTACCTGCCGCAACCCAATCCTCTGGATAAGTCCCCTGAGAACACGACCCGCTACGACCAGTACGTGGACCGCGCTGTGTTCTTCAACGTGACGAACCGGACCATGCGCGGCCTCAACGGCACGGTCTTCAAGACCGACCCGATTTTCCACATTCACGAGGACATGGAGGTCATCAAAGATGACGTAACCGGCGACGGTGTGCCGCTTGTTCAGCAAGCTAAAAAAGCTCTCAATTACGGCCTTATGTTCGGTCGTGGAGGCCTGCTCGTCGATTTCCCGTCCACGGACGACGACGGTGTCAGCAATACTCTGGCCGACAAGGAAGCCGGGTATCTACGACCCACGGTGGCCTTGTATGAGCCGAAGCAGATCATCAACTGGCGGACCAAGCGGATCGGAGCGAAGGCCGTCCTGAGCCTCGTGGTCCTCAAGGAAGACTACACCGTGGACGACGACGGCTTCGCCCCGGAGATCAAGAGCCAGTGGCGCGCACTGCGTCTGGACGAACGTAACGTATACGTGGTGGAAATCTACCGCGAAGGTCTCGGCATGGTCGAAATCTACGAGCCGAAGGGCGCAGACGGTCAGCCTTTCAACCACATCCCGTTCCACTTCTTCGGTGCCGAGAACAACGACCCGGAGATTGATGACGCCCCGCTGTACGACCTCGCCGAGATCAACATCGCCCACTACCGGAACTCCGCCGACTATGAGGAGAGCGTGTATGTCGTTGGACAACCAACCCCGTACATCTCCGGCCTAACGCAGAACTGGGTGGACAATGTACTGAAGGGTAAGATTCAACTGGGTGCTCGCGCTGCCGTTCCATTGCCGGAAGGTGGTCAGATGGCACTCGTACAGGCCGAACCTAACACGCTGTCTTTCGAGGCGATGGGTCATAAGGAAGACCAGATGATTGCCATCGGGGCGAAGATCATCGAACGCGCTGAAGCCCAACGGACGGCCACTGAGGTCGGCGCAGAGAAGGACAGCGAGAACTCGGTCCTCGGCACCGTCGCACAGAACGTTTCGGCAGCGTACACCAACGCCCTGCTGGACTGCACCATCTTCCTCGGCCTCCCGACTGAGGTGACGGAAGAACGGGCTGACGGAACCGCTGAACAGGTTGACGTGTCGTTCGAGCTGTCCACTGAGTTCGACCAGCGGAACCGCGACGGCGAAGCTCGCCGGATGCTGGTGGAAGAGTGGCTGCACGGCGCTATCGCCTTCACCGAGATGCGTGAAGGTCTCCGCGAAGCTGGCGTTGCCCACCTGTCTGATGAGGACGCCAAGGAGGCTATCGACGCCGCCAAGGAGGAGGACCAGAAGCGGGCCATTGAACTCGCACAGGCCACCAAGCCTCTGGATGACGATGACGACGAGGAAACAGAAGAATAGGGTTGACATATATGCCACACTGTGGGCAATATGTCACAGAACCAGCCATTTGAGGGAGTAAATGATGTTGAAGCGACTGCTGGACACGCTGGATGGTGTCCCTGAAGCATTGCACGAGTTTTACGAGGAGAAGGACGGCAAGTTTCATCTTCTCGCTGAAACAGAAGACACGTCCGCTCTGAAGTCCGCCAAGGACCACGAGAAGGAAGCACGCCAAAAGGCGGAACAAGAACTGCGCGACTTACGGGCTGCTGAAGCCGACAAGATCGCCAAGGCCGAAGAAGCCGCCCGTGCGAAAGCACTCAAGGAGGCTCGCGAGAACTCAGACCTCGACGCTCTGGACAAGAGCTGGAAGGCCAAGTTTGACGCTATGGTCGCTGAGAAAACTGCCGAGAAAGCTACCCTCACGGAAGCGATCAACGGCGAAAAGATCAAGTCGGTAGCCAGTGAGCTGGCGTCTGACATTTCGATTGCCCCGGCACTCCTCCAGCCGCTCATCGAAGCGCGCCTGTCTGTGGAGCTGACCGAAGGCAAGTTCAATACACGCGTGCTTGATGCGGCAGGTCAGCCGTCCGCACTGAGCATGGACGATCTTCGCGCGGAGTTCGTCGGCAACGATGCCTTCAAGGGTGTCATGAAGGCTGGGAACGCGAGCGGTGGCGGTGCCACTAACTCGAACGGCGGCGGTGCCACCAACAAACCTTTTGCTGAAATGACTGCATCTGAGCGTGTAGCTCTGAAACAGTCAAATCCTGACCAGTTCCGCAAAATGAACGCGGAAACTCAGGGCCATCTCAACCGTATCTAAAAAGGAATGATACACAATGGCACTCGTCCAACTCTCTGACGTCATCGACGTCGAAGTCTTCAACAGCCTCCCGGCTGACGAAAGCACTCTGCTGAACTCGCTGATGGCTTCCGGCATCGTCTCTCGCGACCCGCTGTTCGACCAGCACGCCAATGCTCCGGGCCTCGTCGGTGCAATGAACATGTGGAACGACCTCGACAGTTCCTCCGAGCCGAATTTCTCGCAGGACACCGAGACCGAAGCCACGCCTGACAATGTCGGCCAGAAAGAACTCAACGTTCGCGCTGTTCACCTGAACAACGGCTGGAAGGCATCTGACCTCGCTCGCGAGCTTCAGACCAACGAAGATCCAATGTCCCTGATCCGCCGCCGCGTGGACAAGTATTGGGATACGCAGTTCCAGCGCCGCCTGATCGCCACTGTCGAAGGTGTCATCGCCGACAACGTCGCGAACGACAGCTCCGACATGGTTGTTGACCTGTCTGTCGCCACAGACACCAACGTAACCACGGCTGCGAACCTCTTCTCCCGTCAGGCGTTCACGAACGCCGTCTTCACGTTGGGCGACCACTTCGACGACATCCAAGCTGTCGCCGTCCACTCTGTCATCTATCAGAACATGGTGGACAACGACGACATCGACTTCATCCCGGACAGCACGGGCTCCATGCTGATCCCGACGTACCTCGGCAAGCGCGTCATCATCGACGACCAACTGGTTCGTGACGATGCTGACGATGTCACCGCCGACACGCTGAAAGAGTACATGACCATGTTCTTCGGCGCGGGTGCGTTCGCCTTCGGTGTGGGTTCCCCGCTGATCCCGACCGAGATCGAGCGCAACGCCGCTCAAGGCCAAGGTTCCGGTAACGAAGTCCTGTGGGATCGCAAGACTTGGCTGCTCCAGCCTGCTGGTTACTCCTTCACGGGTGCTGACCTCGTCGCTGGCCAACCGGCGCACGCCACCGCTGCAAAGCTGAAGGCTGCTGCCAACTGGGATCGCATCGTTTCCGACCGCAAGTCGGTTCCGTTCTCGGCTCTCATCACCAACGGCTAATCACTGTTGACCTCCAGTTGAAGGGGCGGGCTTGCAAAGGTCCGCCCCTTTTGCTATTGTGCCCACAACAACACCCCTCACGCCTCTCGACGATGCGCAGAACCGGGGGGTCACTCATTACCGCGAAGGAGACACTATGTCTGAGAAACCGAACGCTTGGGTGAAGCCCGCCGAAGGCGAAGCTAGGCCGAAGCCTGTGGAAAAGCCCGTCGAGGCTCCGAAGCCCGAACCGAAAGCTGAAGCTCCGAAGCCGAAGCCGAAAAAGGTCAAGGCGAAGAAGGATGAGCCCGAAGCCCCGAAGGCCCCGGAGGTCTCTGTTGCTGATGCTGCCCTTCGTGCTGATCGCGCGGGAGTGTACGCTCGTCAGGATATGCTGAAGCGGAAAGAGGACGAACTGCTCGCCAGCATCCGCTCCAAGCTGACCGACGAAGAGTACGCCTTCATCCTGAAACAATCGGCCCCTAAGCGCCGCAAACAGCTCGGCGACGGTGCGAAGAAGTTTCTGTCCTCCAAATTCACTGGGAAGTAATCAATGGCCATTCGCCGCCTCCGCAAGAGACGCAAGAGACTTACAGCCACGGCACCGAAGTTTGCCCGCTGGCGCTCTCGTGTGTATCGCGTGTGGGCGGCGACGGCCACCGCTGCCGTACTTCTTGTCACTGAAGCCGATTTTGATGTCCTGACCGAAGCTGGGGAGAATATCATTCTATGACCACCAAGCGTAAGGTATCCGAACTCAACGACGCGACCCTGCCCCTTGTGGGCAATGAACAGGTCATGCTCGTCCAATCGGGTGGGTCAGTGAAGGCTGATGTATCGGACCTCGTCCGCCCCGGAGAGATTGTGGGTTGGGGCGACTACAACGATACGACTGGTTCGATCAGCGTTCCGGCTGACACTTGGACGGATCTTCCAAACAACGGGCTCGGTTCGTTCACAAATCAGAACTTCCCGCCCGAAGGCGTCAACGAGTTGATTGACGTGAGTACGGGCTACATTGACCCTACCGAACTCAACCTCGGGGACGTGTTGTTGGTTCGAAACGATTACCTTGTCACTCCGCAGACGAACAACACGGCTATTCGTTTCAGGTTTTTCTTGGGCGCGGGTGCGGGTCAATACCCGCTTGAAAAGCGTGAACCGCGAATGGACGAAGGCGCGGGTGTTGCTTACCCGCACACGCTGGGTGCTGAGCTAATCTACATGGGTGACACGAACACGCGCGACAACCCTATTAAGTTGCAGGTCAAGGTGTCTTCTCCTTGTACTGTTTTAAATAACGGATCAGTTATCGTGAGGTTGAAGCACTGATGGCTATTACAGTTTTCCGAGACGACGACGCAAACGCTGTCGTCCTGAAGGTGGACGCGACTGGCGGTGGCGGACGGAAGTTCAATAATGAGCTGCGCGCTATCGGTAACGGCGATGGCACTTGCTCAATCCTCAACCCCGACCGTTCAAACGGAGATACGGACTTCCATGAGGTCACAGGCGTTCCTTTTGCTGACTTTGTGGACGAAAACGGGGACGCGCTGGGTGCCAGCGAAACCGAAGCGTGTAACGCGCTTAACGCCATTCTTCGCCAGACCGGCAGTATTGATGGGTCCGCCCCAATAATCACATCCGCTACCGCGATCACAGTCAGCGACGGTGACGCGGTGAACTACACGCTCACGGCAACCAACGGAGTGGGTTACGAGTGGGCAAACATCCCGGCTGGCCTGTCCATCCAGAACGGCAACGCACGCAAGCTGATCGGGACGATCACCGCTGGTGCTGGTGTCTATACCCCGACCATGACGGCCACCAACTACTACGGCCAAGACACCGAAACGCTGACGATCACGGTCACGTCGAGTTTCGCGAACACGAAATCGCTCGACTTTGAAAATCAAGATTATCTGGGCGCAAACGCGGCTTTACTTGACGCTGAGCTAGGTCGCGCGTCTAACGGCTCGGGCTCTGGTGACGCTTGGACAATCCACCTGTGGTTTAAGGGCGGGACTAATACCAACAACAGCCAGACCATCTTCTATTTTGGCGACAACGACGTCACTAACGCTGGCCATTTGTATCTGCGCTTTCTTGGGGGCAGCGACACGCTGCGTTTCCAGTATGGCTCGCAGAATAACTATCTGCGTTGGGAGGCGGCGAGCAATGCGCTACCGGCTGGCACGTGGAAGCACGCGATGATCTGCTATGACGGCGGCACCACGGGTAGCGCGAGCGGTTCGGTAAGCGACTATTACAGCCGCTTTACTGTGTTCATTGACGGGGTAGATGTAACCAGCGCCGGAACTTGGTCCCATAATAACTATGGTTATTCGGGTGGCATTGACGCCGATAACCTGCGCGTGGGTCGATACTCAGCCGGAAACTATATGCGTGACTGTCTGGTGGATGAGCTTGCCGTTTGGGGTTCTGACCAGTCCGCGAACATCGCCGCAATTTATAACAGCGGCACGCCACATGCCCTAAGCGCGCTAGGAACCGCGCCCGACCATTGGTGGCGCATGGGCGACGGTGACACCTACCCGAATATTCAAGACAACATTGGCACAGCCCATTTTGTCATGTATAACATGACCGCAGCCGACATCGTGAACGACGTACCCTAGGGTGAACCATGACTTTGATTATTGAGGACGGCAGCATCGTATCGGGGGCGGACAGTTACGTCACCCTCGCCGTGCTGCGCGCGTATGCCCTGAAGCGTGGCGTGACCCTATCAGCCGTTGACGCTGACCTTGAAGTCCTCGCGATCAAGGCGATGGACTATCTAGGTTCGTTCGAGCAGCGGTACCAGTCCGAGCGGACGGACGCCACCACGCAGACGCTCTCCTTCCCCCGTAAGGATATCGTCATCAACGACGCCCTGCTCGGCGACAACGACATGCCGCAGAACATCATAGACGCCCAATGCGAGGTGGTGATGTACCTGCACGACAGCTTCAAGATGTTCGCTACGCCGGACGAAGGCGGCACGGCCCCCCTGAAGCGGAAGAAGATCGACGTGCTGGAGTTTGAGTACGACACGGCTCGCGGCAGCACGGGTCAGGCAGTCTTCCCGCGAGTGGACGCCAAGTTGACGCCGCTCCTGCGCACTGGTGGCCCGCTGACAAGCGTGAGGGTCTAATGCCTACCTCTTACGCCCCCGAGATAGCAGACGCTCAGGCGGCGATCCTAGAGTACGGAGCGCAGGCTTCGTATTTCCGGGACGGTGCGGCTACCCGCACGTCAGCCGCAACATACACACAAGGCGCGGACAAGGCCGCGACGGTGCACGTTCTCCGCAAGATGGAGAACAAAGCCTCGGCCCGTAACGCTTCGCCCGAAAAAGGCTCATCCGTGGTCATGGGCACCCGCCTCTACATCATGGCGGCTGAGACGTGGGATGACGCGTCCGAGCTTATTCCCGCCGTGGGGGACAAGATCACACTCGGCTCCTCTGTGGGCAAGGTGATCGCCATAGACGAACTGGCTCCGGGCGACCAGAGCATCCTTTGGTATATCAGAGTGGAGGACTAAGTGGGAACTACCGTTGAACACTTCGACGAAATGCTACAAGTCGCGATGGACGAGGCCGCTACGGCTCCGTACACCGACGAGGGTTTCGTCTTCATTGCGCCGGGGGAGTTGCACGACTACGACCCCACGGAGCCTTCAATTATTTTTCGTCACCAGTCCTCACCGGACCTGCCCGCAGGGATGTCTGGCCGCACCGACAGCGGCGGGGAAGGCGTGCTGCACATGGTCAACGGCTTTGTGCAAATGGAATTCCGCACGCCTATGGGCAACCCCGCCGACTTCTACACGATGCGTGACCTTGCCCACCGTATGAAAGTGGTGTATAGACAAGAGCGGACTACGATCCGATACCGGAACGTGTCTGTTATCGAGCGTGATGCGGCAACTTCGTACTACCGGATCGACGTGCAATTCGAGTACGAGTTCTACGAAACAACAAGCTAGGAGCTTAGCTTATGACTGCAAATACGAATACCCTGTCTGGTAGCGGCTCCGGCATCGCTATCGCAGAGGAAACTAGCCAGAAAGTCGCAGGCAGCGATTGGTTCGTCTTCCCCCGCGTGGACAGTTATTCCGCGTTTAAGCGGAACCGTAACGTTGTCGAAGACGACAGCATCTCGTCCAGTTACCAGCAGGCGCGCGGTCGCAACTCCGGTCACGACGCCGAGGGTGGTGTCACCGTCCCGATGCAGCCGGAACTCATGCGTTTCGCTCCGGGCTTCATCTTCGCTGACGTTTCCCAAGGCTTCTCGACGGCACCTTATGGCGCTGCTCAGGCTACCGTGGACGACGTTGACGGCGCTGGCGCGTATGACACGTCGCTCGCCTCCGTCTCGGGCGTTGCTGCTGACGACCTGATCTTCGCTGAAGGTTTCGGTGACGCAGCCAACAACGGCCTCGGCAAAGTGACCGCCAACGCGTCCGGCATCGTGACCGTAGACACTGTGGGCACCACGGTTGACGCATCCCCGGCAACCACGGGCAAAATCTCCAAGGTCGGCGTTGAAGCTGACGCTGGCGACCTCGGTCTCGTCCTGTCCGGCACTGAACTGTCCCTGACCTCCACGACGCTTGACTTCACGGGCATTGGCGCGGTTGTCGGCGGCTGGATTTTCATCGGCGGTGACGACACGGCTGATCAGTTCAGCGCAGGCTATGGCTACGTCCGCGTCTCCGAGATTAGCGCGAACCTTCTGAAGTTCGACGAAGTCGCATGGGTCGGTACGTTGGCAACTGACGCTGGTGCTGCCAAGACGATCCGACTGTTCGTGGGCGATTTCATCCGTTACGAAGACCAGACGGCCAACCAGACATCCACGTCCTACAACGTCCGCCGCCTGATCGGCGAAGACGCCAACGGCATGATGTCCGAGTACCTCGACGGTGCCTACATCAACTCGCTGAAGCTGTCCGGTTCGCTGGACGCCAAGCACACCGCTGAACTGAGCTTCATGGCTCTGGACAAGAACACCCGCACGGGTGCTGAAGGTCTCAAGGCTGGTACGGAAATCGACCTGTACGACGCCGAACGTAAGCCGATGGTAACTCCGGCTGACGTCTTCCGCCTGAAACTTTCCATTGTGGCTTCCGAGCACAACTACGGAACTGAGCTGTTCGCCTACGCATCTGAGTTCTCTCTCGACATCACCAACAACCTGTCTGTGATCCGTGCGGTCAATGCGGTTGATGGTATCGACGTGAACCGTGGTGTTGCTGCCATCTCTGGTTCTATCACGCCGTACATCAAGGACAGCCTGATGATCGCGGCTCTGGACAACGACGACGACCTGTCGTTCAACGCCATCCTCGCCCTTGAGAACCGTGGTGTCGTGTATGACATCCCGTACCTCATGGGTTCCGATGACGGTCTCCAGATCGCGCAGAACGAGCCTGTCACCCTTCAGGTCAGCATGTCTGGCGCGATGAACCGCTACGGTTACTCGTTCGCCATGACCTCGTTCCGGTACCTGCCGGACGTGGCAATGCCTGTCCAATAGGGTTGACCCTGACCGCGTAAGCGGCTATCGAAGGTCGGGTGGGGCACCTGCG